GCGCTCCTTCGGCACCGCAGCATCGGTGAGTCCTAGCAACCGCGCATTGGCCGCGCGGATCATGCCTTCCGTCTCCGCACCGAAGGCATCCATGCTCGGGGCTTGCATGTAGGTCGCGATGGCGTCGCCGCGTTCCGTCACGATCAATGCTCCCGGACGAATGCCAAGGCGCGGTCCCTTGCCCTGTGCATTGCGCGCGGTTGCGGTCACGGGCGGATTGACCGCCAGGTCATTGCGGTCAATCGCCTGATCGGTCCACTTCTTCAGCATGTGCTGATAACCCGCTGCCACTTCCGGCACGCCGCGCGATTCCCACAACGGCCTCGATCCAAACTCACGGCGGATGCTGACGAACTGCCCGCCATCCAGCCATTGATCCACCACGCGATGCAAGCCAATCAGCATGTCCTTTGGCCTTTTACCGGCCTTGCTCTTCTTCATGCCGACACTCGGATGGCACACCAGCTCATGCACGCACTCGATGCCATCCTCATCCACGGACTTCACAAACACGCGCACGATTTCATACGTGTGGCGCAGTTCTTCCACGCGGCGCTTGGCCTTGGTGGTCGCGGTGTCAAACAACGGACGCGGCAGCGTATGCGACCCGTTGATTGTTGGCATTGATCCAGGCTCCACGGCAGGCAGCGGTCCCATCGTGATCATTGCGTCAATGAAATCAGGGTCCCAGCCCTCGGTCACTTCCATCTTGCGCAGTTCCACTTCACTGAGCTTGTCCACCACGGCCACCCACGGCGCGGTCTGCACGCGCGGCGTCCACCACGGATAGAAAATGTCAACGCCAGGGCATCGCCCAATCACCTTGGGTCTGCCCGGCTTCTTCACCGGCAAACGAAACTCGGCAACGGTGCCCGACTTCAACTGCTGCACAACATCCCGCGCCCGCTTGGCACTGAGCACCGGAAAGCGGCGCTGCACGATGCTTACCGCCGCCTCCGTGTCTTCATCGGTCAAGGCTTCCAGCACCACCTGCTGCATGGTTTCGGTGAGCACGGGCGCGATGTCGCCCGCACTGCCCATGCCCATGCTTTCATTTTGCTTGGCCTGTTCCAATGCCATCCAAGCCGCCAGTTCATCCGGCGTGATCTTCTGCAAACCCGTGCCCCAGTCATTCACCCATCGCGTTTCCGCAACGGCATGGCCGTAATCCTCCTTCCACGCGACGATGAAGTTGATCTCATCCCACAGCTCCGCGTTCATGCGCTGGCGAATCTCATACTTAAGCAGCGTGTTGACCTTGCCCGATGCCGAAGCATCGCTCGCTTCCTGCTGCACCGCAGCGGGATTCGCACTGAAGAACGCCAGCACTTGCATCTGTGCCAGTTCATTGGTCGATTCATTCACCAGCCGCACGCGCACATCCGAGCAGCCGTCATACGGTGCCACCGGCTTGCCCACCACCTTGTCCCATTTCCGGTAATCCTCGGATTGTCCCGACCACAAGCACAGCGCATCCCGCTCGCTCTGCTGCGCCTGTCCCACCCATGCCGACAGATCGGCAAGCGTCAGTTGCAATTCGCTCAATGCCTTCTTGGCCGATGGACGCGCGGCGCTGTCCACCAAATGGAGTTCATCGGAAACGGTAGGGGTGCTCATGGTGATTCTTCGTCATTGAGCCCCAAGACATCGAACACCACCGCCCGATGATACACCGCATAAGTCCTTCCCGGCAAGACAATTCTCGCCGAGCACTCATGCCCGAAGAACAACGTCTCCGCCGAACGCTCGCCCAGCTTGTTCCGTTTGCACAACTTGATGACCTCCTGCCGGGTCATGAATTTCGCACGCTTGCGCCGAGGCATCGGGATGGGCGTGATCATGGGGATGGTGCTGGGTTTCATTCGGTTGCTGGTTTCAAATTCATCTCCTGCCGTTGTCGATGATCCACTCGGCGTTCGGGTCTTCATGATACGGCTCGGCATTCATCAGATACCGCAGGGCATCAATGAAGTCCTTCCAGGCGCTGCTGCTGGCTCCGGGGGTGCTGTAACCCGGATAGTTTTGCAAGGCGGCGATGAGGTTGGTGCAGTGCGCGGCGATGCGGATTTTCGGGCCGCGGCCTTTGTTCGGGTCAATCTCGCGCCAGCCGGTGCGCGGGTCAAGTTCGGCGAGTTCGCGATTCCAATTGAAGGTGGAGTTCAGGGTTTGCTCGCCTTCGAGCACGCGCCCGCCGCTCTTCTGTCCGCCTGCGTCGTTGCCTGCCTGTGTGAAGAAAAGATCATTATCCTCCATCCATTGCAGGATGGTCTTGGATTCAGTCTGTCCATCGACAGCGGTGTTGCTGGCGCGGCTGTCGATGATGCGCATGAAGACTTTCAACATGGACTTCTGGTCTTCGTCCTGCATCTGCGTGACGCCCTGCATCTTGGCAAGCCAGGCTTCGACGCGGCGAATCTCCGAGGCGCGGAACTCGTAGCCGACGCCCCATTGCTTCTGTGCCTGTCCCTTCAATCCAAGGCCGTTCTTGCCGCCGACGGATGCCCACACGCATTCCTCGCCGGTGTAGGTGGCAAGGCCGGGCACATGGATCACGTCGTTGGTTTGCGGGTATTCATGCGCGATGAAGATGTCCCCGGCTGACATGCTCTTCCATGCCTCGCGCAACACGAAGCCCCACAAGATGACCCAGTTGCGCCCACCGCTGGCGTTTGGGTCGCAGCTCATCCACCAGGTGCCCATGTCATACGGTGGCAGCCAGTCCAGCGGGCGCACATGGATGGACTCGTTGAAGTTCGGAAACGGGCTGTCGGCGGTGCCCTCGGCAACGCCGTAGCATTTCCATAGCTTCTTGGCGCGGGTGCTGTTCTTCTCGGTGCGCTTCATGCCTTCCCAGTTGCCACCGAGCGGGTTCTGCCATGCGTAAATCCACATGGTGCGCCGCGTGGGTTTGGCCCCATGCACCAAACTCGGCAATCGCTCGCCACCGATGACATTACCCTCTTCATCGTAGCGCGGCAGCATCTCGGGGTCGGCCTCGATCTCGCGCAAGGTCTTGGGTTTGAGCGTGATGCCGCCGCTTTCGATGTCGCCGAGGAAGTAACGAATGGTGTCCGTCATGCCATCCCGGAACGTGTAGGTGACGAAATGCACGGCGACGAGCAGCTTGCCAATCAAGTGCTTGGGGAACCACATCTGCGGGTCGGCGGCTTTCTTCGCCTGCAAGTCCTTCCAGGTCGTGGTCATCTGGTGCGTCCATTCGGCAGCGGTCAACAGACGGTTCTCGCACGCTTCCAGCACGTTCACCGGCACGGCTTCATCCGACCAGATGCTCGTGGGCCTCGGTCCTTCCAGCTTGCCGATGTCCTGCGCCCAGGTCTTGAACCGGCACACGGCACCGGATGCCAGCGCGAACTCGTTGTTGGTGAACCCGCCAGCCTTGTCATAAGCCATCTTTTGGTTCGCCAGCTTCTTCAACCGGCCCGTCTCGGTCTTGTAATCGTTCGGCTGCCAGAACCGAATGGCTGACTCCACGACTTCGGCGCTCTTGTCGTCGTCATAGCTAAAGGTCCAGAACGTGCGCTGATGCTCGGGCATCTCCACGCTGCATTGTTCCTGCGCGAGTGTGAAGAACCGCGCCACCATCTGCGACTTGCCCGCGCCATTGGAACCGGCCACCAGAAACTCCACGGGAATGCCGACATTTGCCAAGCGCAGGTCCAGTAGTTCCCACAGCACGTCGTCCCACGAACGGAAGAACCAGCCGTGATTGAATGGGTCTTCCGCTGCGGTTTGAATCTCCAGCTTGCGCGCATTCACCGCGTCGATGGCTTCCACCTCGCCCAGCGCCATGAGTTCTTCCACCGTGTAAAGGCGCGACATCGGATGCGGCACCTGGTCCGCATGGATCTCTTCAAACACCAGTTGTTCCAGTTCGTTCATGACGCGGTTTCCACCTCCACGGATTTGCTTTGTTCCTCCTGCCTGCGCCGCTCCAATTTCTCCGCTGCACGCCGACGGTAATCATCCGCCGTCACCGCCGTTTCTGCCTTGCCCGTGATGCGTGTGGCCCCACCGGAATGCAGTTGCAGGATTTCATTGATGCTCTTGGTCGCGATGGCGACGTTGCCCACCTGCTTGGGGTCATGGGATTTCTCGATGAGTTCCCGCGTCTTCTCGACGCCCTCAGCAACCGTCTCCAATGACTTCGCCACGATGATGGCTTTCACTTCCTGCGCACCGAGCCGACGGTAAATGATGGGCCGCAGTATCCGCCGCAAGCCCGTGTCCGCACCCGCCGCTTCTTCTGCCCGTCCACACTCCGGCCCGATCATCTTCGCCACCGTGGTGAAGTTGCCGAACACCCGGAACAAGTCCACCGCCGCCGTCGCCAGCGCCGGGTAATCCTGCTCAAAGTCTTCCCCCGTGTGCTCCCGAAACACTGAGCGCGGCTTCGCTGGCACAGGCGAGCCATCCGGCATCGTCAGCGGCAGCGGGGGTTGTTCGGTGGGGGGCATGGGGAAGGATGAAGGATGAAGGATGAAATCAGATGCCAAGAAGTTTGATCAAGTAGCGCCCCCACAGAGCGGCGGCGGTGGCAGAAACAGCGAAGGCTGTCAGTCCCAGTGGTATGTTCCACCATTCCCCGTTCATCTTGGGTATCACTTCCACCCACAAATACGCGGCAGGCCAGCATGTGATGACCGGCTGATAAATCTTGAGCGCGCGAATCCATAGCGGCTCTTGGGGTTGCGTTTTCATGTCAATGCTCGCGTTCATGGTTCATCTCTATTTGAAATGTTGCTCAATGGTGTTCGCCAGCGTGCGCAGCGCACGCACGGCATGGATAGTGTTCCATGATGGCTTCCGATTCAGTCCGTCCATCTCTACACGAGCAGACAAAGCCCGCTGCCCTTCGGCATCGGTGGCTGCCACAATCACAGCGTCATGCTCGCACAGTTCATGGTCGTAGGTCTTCACGGTGATTTCAAGTTTCATGCGCGGCGAAGTTGGGGATAGGTTTGCAAGGTTGTATTGGCGGGAAAGGGAACGATGTTGTGTTGCGTCAGGGCATCGAGCGGGCTGATCACGTCGCCGCTCTCACGCGGGATGCAGTGCGTGTAGATCATCGTCGTCTCCACGCTGCTGTGTCCGAGCCATTCCTGAATGCGGCGAATGTCCGTGCCCTGTGCCAGCAGGTGCGTGGCAAACGAGTGCCGCAGTGTGTGCGCCGTCACGCGCTTGGCTATGCCCGCCTTCCGACACGCGGCTTTCAACGCCTTGCCCAGCGTGTCCTCATGCACATGGTGGCGGCGAATGATGCCCGCATTTGGGTCCATGCTTTCACTCTTGGCAGGCCACAACCAGAACCACGCCCATTCCCTGCCACCGTTCGGGAACTTGCTTTCCAATCCATCCGGCAAATAGACACCGGCACGCCCCGCCGCACGGTCCCGATCAAACATGACGCGCATCCGCTGCACATGCTCATGCAACTCCATCACCAGCGTGCGCGGCAACGGCACCACACGATCCTTGTCACCCTTCCCACCGCGCACATCGACCGTTGGATGATCCGTCATCAGATGCACGTCCTTCATGCGCAGGCTCAACAACTCATTCAGCCGCAAGCCCGTGCCAAACGCCAGTCTCGCCATCAACCGCGCCCCTGGTGGCAATGCCGACAACAACGCGCTCATCTCCGGCATCTCCAGATACACCGGCAACTTCTTGGGCCGCTTCGCCCGCGCCCACTTGCCAATCTCGCCCAGCGGTTCCTGCAATACATCCCGATACAAGAACACCACCGCATTCAATGCCTGATTCTGCGTGGAAGCACTGCACTGCGGAGCCATGTGCTCCAACCATGACCGCAGTTTCTCTTCCCGTGACAGTTGAGGACACCGCTTCACATGCAACGAGAACTGCCTGATCCATCCCGCATACGTCCGCTCCGTATGCACCGACAGCCTGCGCATCCGGCAAACGGCATGGATTCGATGTTCTATTTCAGCTTTATTCATGGCTATCTGGAATTTTGTTCGGGGTAATCACTGGTTCGGCGCTTTCGTGTCGTCGTGCCAGATGGTCTTTGGAGCGACTTTGGGATTGTGGCTTGGCAGCGTCCATTCGCTGCGGAGATAGACTTCGCAGGAGCGAGGGCTAAACATGATTGCGCCACATGTAGCACACCAGAGCGAGTGCCCCCAGACTCCGTATGGTGTTGGGTGTTTGCATGGCCGCGCCGAACCATGCGCTGCACGCGAACTGCCGCCCCGCTTCTTACGCTCAATCTTTTTCTTCGATTTCATCGTTTCCTTTCCGCTCCACCGTTGCCGTCGGCGGCAGTCGGTGAGCTTGGGTCGTTCAGTGGACTCAGTTTTGGGCTGCGTTCTTTTCGATCCATTTTTTCAGCAGGAGTTGTTCAAATTCCTCCGCGCCCTCTTCCGTCAGTTCGATGCCCTTACATTTGTATTGGAACGGCGGCGCGTCATTGAGCGCGTTTCGATAATCGGGACACATCCACAGCCCTTTGAACTGCGGTTGCTCCACCATCGGCTTGCCACATTTTGGGCAGGGCTTGGCCACTGAACCAGTCGGCGCAGCCAACGGCGGGTCGTTTGGAGTTTGAGAGTCGGTCATTGCTTTTCAGTTGTGGGTTGTTCCCGCCGTTGGCTGGCCTAGGCGTTCTGCCAATCGCGCGCAGTGAAGACCGCGCGCCCATTTTCAAAGCCTTGGCCGGAGTCGCCATAGAGTGATTCACGGGCGGCTCGGTTTGCGATCACTCTCGCCTTCCGCTTGCGCTGCATAGCCATCATTCGGTGGCGCTGACACAGCCGCCGATTTTCTGAACAGACCGGCTTCCCGCACTCGGCGCATTTCCCTTCATTCACCGCCACGGCACGCCGCACACGCTCGCGCCGCTGATACTTCTCTGGACAATACCAAGAAGGCCGAGGCACCACATGGACTTCGGAGCATGAGAGACACACCCAGCCTCGCTTGGCTCGCGCGATCACCGCACAGCAACCGCTGCTGTGACGAGCCGCGAGAGCGGCACGCTCGGCAATAACAGAGTCCCCAACATGCCCGGATGAAGTAGGCACCTCAAAGGACAGACCACCTCCTGACAGGACTGAATCGCGACGCGATGTTTGTTGTTGTTGGTGTGAATTGGGCATGTTGGGAAAATTCATGGCAGAACAAAAAGAATGCAGGCAACGGCTCGAAATGTATCAGTCGCAGGGATTGAGTTGCTCGCTCGCCGTCGCCTGATTCTTGACGTTCTGCCTTAGAGCACGCCTCATGTGGCGGATTGAGCGTCCGACCTTTTGCCTCCAGCCAGCGAGCAACTCAGGCTCGTGGAACAAGGTGGTCACAGTGCGTCCTCGCATTGAAACTAAGACCTCCAGGATTCGCGTTTTAATGATGGGGAGCGGCTCCATATGATGCACCACCTGCACACGAAAAGGGCGCGGACGCCAGTCCCAGGCAGAACAAATCGGATGCAGGCAACGGCTCGGAGGTTGTGGTGTGGTGCTCATAAAGTCATTCTCTCGCCGTCGCCTGATCCGGGACGTTAAGCCCACTGATTTCGTCACCGAGTCCCAAGTAGCCTTCTTCGGGATATTCTTCGAGCCACGCAATGAGACGGTATCGCTTCATGGAGCCGTCATCGTCCAGCAAGCCCTTCTCGGGACACCTGCCAACGGAGTATGTTGTCTCCCCCTCGTCCTCATCCGGCTTTTGGGATTCGTCGAGAGGCAGTCCGGCGAACCGGGCGAGGTCGTAGATTTCATTTACGGTGAGCGTGATCATAAGTCGAAAAAGCCTAACAACGTGTTAGCGAGCAAGGCGCAGCAGTCGCCGTTCATCGGGTGTCAGTTCCCACTCGCCAGCAGGTTCTCCGAAATACCGAGCCACGCCCGCAAGCTGTCCGTGTCATCTGAAGCGACTCCGAGTCGAAGCGATTCGCACGCACCGAAGCATTCGGGCAAGCCGGAGTTGAACCGCACAAAGCCTGCGGATACCAGTTCTTTACTCCCGAGGAAGCTGCCTACGTGCGAATGCCACACACGGTCTGAATCTGGGAACAAAAAGAAGCCTTTCTTTTGGTGTCTTACATATTTGATTGTCATAGCTTTGGATGTCTGGGGTGAATTGCCTGAGAACAAAGAAGATGTAGGCAACGGCTCGAAGTCTATCTGTCGTGTTGGCAATGTCCTGCGCTCGTCGTCGCCTGATCCGAAACGTTAGGGCTACAGCGCCGCAGCCATTGTTTCAGCAGTGCCTTGTTGAAGTGTTCGACGATAGTTTCGGCGAGTTCAGGCGGCACTAGCGCCGCTATGATTTCCGCCGCGAGCACCGGGTCGCCGCATCCACGCGCCACTTGGTAGAGAGTGCAGGCTGTCCTGGGCGGGTGTTCGCGCTCGTAGCATTCAGAGTGCGCCACACCGTTGCCAGTGCCGACCATCAGGCCAGTCACTGGATTTCCGCAGATTGTGCATTTGTCGTTCATAAGCCCTAACCAGTCAGTGCTGTGAATGGCGGTTCGCGTCTTGTTCGAGTTCGGAAGTCTTGCGTCCGCCATCGCAGACTTCCACGTTCAGGGATGCCATGTGGTGCGGTGGTTAGTTGCTGGCCTTGCGCTTGCCCTTCCATTTGGGATTATGCGCGGGCGGCGCATTCTTCCCTGCTTCAAGCTTGCTGATTCTGCGCTCAAGGTTGCCCATCAGTTCCATCATTCGCTCCATCACGAAGCCAAGCGTGCCCAAGTTCCTGATCAGTTTTTCAATGTCCTTCTTCTGCGCGTCCAGCCGGTATTCATGACTATCAATATCCTCTCTCGCGCGGGTGTGCGCGTTTTTGATTTTCTTTAGTTTCTTCATGGTGGCGTGTTGCGTGTCTGGTTAATCATTATCAGGAAACATTTGGGCCAGTGGCTCCAGACCATCGCCTTTGCGCGGTCTGCCCCGCGGGCCTTTGTAGTTGGGGTCAGCGTAGTTAGGTTTACTGGTGGGCAGCGTGGCGCGGAATTGTTCTTCGCGGCGCTTAGCTTCTTCGCGGCCCTCGGCGTTGTAGCTGCTGTCGCGCACTTTGGTGGAAAGCGTCAGGGTGTGCCAGGTCATGAGCGCGCCGTAGTGCCGAACCCAGACGGGATCGGTGCGACCGTCCTTGTTCTTGGCGACTTCGACGCGGATAATGTGTTCGCCGAGGCGCAGCTCAGGCACTCGCTGGGCATCCTTTTCACCGATCTTGCCGGATGCGGTTTCATCGCGCAGCAGGTCCGCCATCTGGCGCTCCTCCTTGCTCAACAGCAAGGTGATTTCCGCGTCATCAAACACGGCCTTGCAATCCTTGATGTTCTTCTGCGACAACCGCCCGTGCTTGGTGTCTTCCCAGTTGAGCTGACAGAGCATGATGCCGATGCACTTGGTGTCCATGAGGAACTTCTTCCAGGCTCCAGAGATGGCTTTGAGTTCCTTGACTTCATCCTTGTAGTTGCCGCCCATAGTGAGGCATTGAAAGAAGTCCCAGGCGATCCATTTGATGTTATGCTGAAGGATCAACCGCCGCGCCTCGGCGAGCATTTGCGGGAAGGTTAGCGTCACATCGTCCTGCACCCACAATTCCATGTTGCACGCAACGCGGGTCGCGCTGCTGATTTTGTCGTGCTTCTTGCGCCCCTCCTCATGGAAGAACCCCTGCCCTGAATGAATATCCGTGATCGGCACTTCTGAAATGGCGGACAAGGCGCGGCGAGCCAGTGTGACTTTGAGTCCGTCCTGTGAGAAGATCAGCCCCGGCAATCCTTGGTCGATTACCAGCGAACGCGCAACGTGCATCAACAGGGAGGTTTTGCCAACGCTGCTATGCGCCCCGATCAGCACACGCGCACCGGGTTGCAGTCCGCCCAAGATTCGGTCCAGCGAAGCGATGCCGAGCCGAGCGCCGTTGACTTCCACGCCTGCCGCGATGGCTTCGATGTTCTTCTCCAACTGATCAATAGCTTCCCACACGGCCTCCTTGAACGGCTTCGGACCCGATGCGCCCTCCTTCAAGCCCTGCGCCCGCTGCATGACTTCAAACATTCGGTTCCATACCGTCGTCAGCAGGGTTTCGACATCCTCGTCGATGAATTCCTTGCCATGATCAAATCCATCCTGCACGCCCTGTGCACAGACGGCCATCATGAGGCGCAGCAACCACTTGTCCAACACGAGCTTCAGGTAGAAATCCCAATGCGCGGCTACGGGAAGGAAGGTGTAAAGTTCAGAGATCGAGCCAGCACCTCCCACCTTTTCCAATTGCCCGGCATCCCGCAAAGCATGGGTCAGGGTCGCGATGTCCAGCGGTGTGCCGCGCGCCTGAAACGCCAGCAGCATTTCGTAAACAGTGCGGTTCGCCGCGTGGTGAAAGGCTTCCGGCGCGAGCATGGCACCGCACCGAGTAAGGCGCTCCGATGGGTCATGCAGGATGCCAGAGATCACGCCTTTCTCCGCCTCGTCAGAGAACGGTAGAGCGCGGTTCATCCGGCCCAGTTGATCGGTTAGCACTTGCTCGCCGGTCTTCGGCACGGACTTGAACGGGCGGCCCGATTCAAACACGGGGTCGCCCTCTGCGTTGATTATGGCGGCGCGGTCACTCATGCTTTCGTTCTCATGATGAGGTTCGGGTTGCAGTTGCACACGCCACCTTTGAAGATTCGGCACCAGTCATCGTGTTGGATTTCTGCGAATGTGATGGCTCCGGGTTGCCGCGACGGGTGTGTCGCGGGAACCTTCATGAATGCGCGGAGATAATTTGGGATGCGGTGCTTACTCATGACTTGTTCTCTTTTTTTGTTGGCGACGCTCCAAGATCGCGCGGCGGTGTTCGGGTGCCAGATCGCGCCAGTTCAGTTCAGCCAAATGTTCTACCTCCGCCTCACTCCATCCCATTTGTGGGGCGATCTCTTTGGCGACGGCTTCCCAGTCAAAGTCCGGCAACCGTTCCAAGGGATGCGCACCCAGCGGTCCTTTTTTTGGTGATCCGCCCGCGTCGTGGCGCGGCATGGTGGCGGCAGCGTTCAGCTTCGGCAGCGTTCCCGCGTTGCGTTGCTGGTCCCAGCGCTCGGCGTGGGCGAGCTGCTGCGCCCAGTCGTCGATGAGGGTATCCATCTTGAACTTGCGCAACCGGCGCGGGTCGTCCTCGTGCAGTTGGTTCCAGCTTGATCTGTTGCGGAAGTCGGGCGCGGAGGCATAGAATGCCTCGATGAGTGTCAATTGCGACTGCGGGACGCCCATCGCCCAGGTGCGGCACGCGGCGGCGACCACCAGCGGTGCGGGGGTGATGTCCTTATTCATGCCGAAGACCGGACACAGGAAGCGCACGGCGGGCTCGCTCTCCAACCACGCCTCCGCCGCGCCAACCGTTTCTTTTTTTTGCGCAGCAGATGCCTTGGGAGGCTGACCAAGGTGTTCACCATCGGGCGCGGCTTCGACAGAAGACGCTGGGTTTTTCGTCGGCGACAGCCCCTCGCGTGTCGTCGTCTTCGTCGTCTCTCCAGAATCTGGATCATGGGTCATGGGTGCTGGATCATGGGTCATGGGTTGCGCGCGCGTTGGGTGCATCGCTTTGCCATCGGGTTTGCCATCGGGTTTGCTATCGGGTTTGCCATCGGGTTTGCCATCGGGTTTGCTATCGGGTTTGCCATCGGGTTTGCTATCGGGTTTGCCATCGGGTTTGCCATCGGGTTTGCCATCCCATCGGGCACGTGCTCCGTCCTTGCCTGCTTGTGCGCGCTTGAAGTTGTTGGGCAGTTTGCCTCCGGCATCAATGAGGTCTTCCAGATCCGCATGAGTCCATACTGGGCGCGGGCTGGCGTCTTGCTTGATGAAGAATCGTGCGCGCATTTCAGCCACTGTCCGGCGTTCCACGGCGGTCAATGCGCCGCACACGCGGCACAACTCATCCAGGTCATCCGTAAGCGGGTGCTCATCGAGCAGGTATTGATCCCGCAGCGCTCGATAGGCTCCCTGTTGAATCAGGGACAGCCCGCGTGTGGCGGCGATGAAGTCTTTGATGTGATGTGAGAAGTAGTGCATTAAACGAAAGTAGCCCTCCCATTGGCAAAGCGAGCGCCCCGCGCGTGGCAGTAGATCACAGTCGGCTCGATGCGCGGTCGGGCCTTCAATGCGGCCACCAGCTTGTCTTTGGCGATGCCGACTGCCGCCGCCGCGTCCTCGATGGCCCAGCGCCCGCGTTGAAGGATGGAGGGGTTGGAGTCCGACACCGTCTCCAGCGGCGCATGAACGCCGTCCACGAGCGCCACGGCCTTCCTGATGCGGTTAGTCAGATCGTCCGATGAAATCGGCTTTGCCGCCCGGTGCCAGCCATGCACCGTTTCATATCGGTGCCCAAGGCGCTGGCAGGCTGACTTCATGCTGATGCCTTCCTTCCCGCGCAAGGCGAGAACTTCGGCGAGGATGGCCGCTTTTTTGGCCGGTGATGTGGGAGTGCTCATGGTTCAGGCGATTCTTTTTTTTCGTTTTTGAGGGGCACCGGCTCATGGTCCA